GTTCGCACAGCAATGTTGCAGGACGAATGTTTCAAAATGACAGATGACAGGCCGAACAGCATCCTAGCCCTGCGCGATGGGCTGGATCGTTTGGCGGGTTGACTAACCGCTAAAACGTGCTATTTATCTGGGTGACAAGTTGCGTTTTTTTTATGTCGGGTTGGGGAAGTGGCATCCCGTCTGGTTCATACCCAGAAGACCGCCGGTTCGAGTCCGGCACCCGCAACCAAATTGCGTTTGATGTTGTGTGCTTATATTTCTCCCGTCCATTCCGTGCGGATGGCGGATGCTGCCCGTAAGGATGCATATCTAAGCACACATCGTGAGGCGCGAAAGACGGGGACATAGGCGACGACGTGGCGTGGCCCCACAGCAATCCGCCACAGCGCTTCAACTTGTCCCGTAAGTAATGGGAAGCTAAGTGTCACAAGCGTTATGAAGTATGTCTGCGGGCGCGTATGCAAAGAGACACAGCCCGCAACACTACCAAAAGCCTGCCCCATAAACAGGGCGGGCATTTTCTATAGGCGGGATGCCTTAACGATTAAACAAAGGCGGGAAGCCTAATGACCATGACGCCAAAGCAAGTAAGGTTCGTTGAGGAATACCTGATCGACCTAAACGCGACGCAAGCCGCTTTGCGTGCTGGATACAGCGAAAAGACGGCTCACAAGCAAGGTTCACAGCTGCTAGGCAAAACTAGCATAGCCGCCGCAATCAGCGCAGCGCAGGCCAACCGGTCAGAGCGAACAGAAATCACGCAAGATTATGTCTTGAACAGCATCTTTTCAACAATGGAACGATGCAAGCAAGCGGAGGCCGTTTTAGACCGACGTGGCGAGGCCGTATTGGTTGAAACGCCGTCGGGCGATCTTGCACCAGCTTACACTTTCAACGCAATGGGCGTGTTCAAAGGTGCGGAATTGCTCGGCAAGCATCTTGGCATGTTTAACGGCGCAACATCCGACGATCAGGACGCGCCGTCCCTCAATATTACGCTAACAACAGCCGCGCCTATAGGAGATGTGCGTGTCACACGACCTAAGACTTAGCGCGCCGCAGGGTGTCTATCTAAACGGGCTTGACACCAAATTTAGGGCATACGTTGGCGGCTTCGGCGCTGGCAAGACATTCGTGGGCGGTCTTGATTTAGGGCTGTTCGCGGCAAATCATCCCAAGCTAGTTCAAGGGTATTTTGCGCCAACGTATCGAGACATCCGCGACACATTTTGGCCAACAATGGACGAAGTGGCGTTTGAATTGGGCTTCACTGCAAAGATAAAAGCAGGCGATAAAGAGGTTCACTTGTATCGTGGCCGTTCACACTATGGGACAATTATCTGCCGTTCAATGGAAGACCCCGGCGGGATTGTTGGTTTTAAGATTGCTCGCGCCCACGTTGACGAAATAGACGTTTTGCCGACTGAAAAAGCACGCAACGCATGGCGAAAGATCATTGCGCGTATGCGATTAGTCGTTCCCGGTGTTGTCAATGGCATTGGAGTCACAACAACGCCCGAAGGTTTTAAGTTTGTCTATGAGACATTTAAGAAAGACCCTAAGCCAGACTATAGCATGGTGCAGGCCAGCACTTACGAGAATGCGGCAATGATTAAGGCTGATGGAACGCCTGCGCTACCGCCCGATTACATTCAGTCATTAAGGGACACTTACCCAGCCGAATTGATTGAAGCCTACCTGATGGGCGAGTTTGTCAACCTGACAAGCGGCACGGTCTACAATTCTTATGGGCGCGAGACACAGCGCAGCAGCGAGACTATCAGAGACCGCGAACCGATACGCCTCGGCATGGACTTCAACGTAGGCAACATGGCCGCGTGCGCCTTTGTTCTGCGCGAAAACGTCTGGCACTGCGTTGACGAAATCAAGGGAGGCGTTGACACACCGTCAATGATTGACACGCTCAAGACACGATACGAGGGTCACACGATTACGATCTACCCTGATGCCAGCGGTAAGAACGCCAGCAGCAAGGGCGCGTCACTATCCGACATCGGGCTGTTGCGAAATGCTGGCTATACGATCCGCGCAAGGCCAAGCAACCCGCGCGTCAAAGACCGCGTGCTGGCCGTCAACATGGGCTTTCAGTCGGGCCGCGTACTTGTCAATCCTGACACATGCCCGGAGACCGCGCGTTGCCTCGAGCAACAACCCTATGATAAGAACGGCGAGCCTGACAAGACAACAGGCCTTGACCACCAGAACGACGCATTCGGCTATCCGCTGGCGTATGAAATGCCAGTTGTAAAGCCAACCATGACATCAACCGCACTGCCATTCTAAGGATTGACACAATGCCAAGAACCGAAAAGCAAGATCAGGAACGTGCAGCACTTGGCCGCGATTGGGATTTCCTTGCAGCGTCATTGCAATCAGAAGCGCAAATCAGAAACGACGCGCACGACTTGCACGAAGAAATTGAAAGCCTGATCTACTTCTACGCGGGCCGCGTCACGCTTGCCAATGCAGTCGGCATTCTTGAAGTAATTAAACACGACCTAATCACAGGAACGAGATAAAATGTCTGACAGCGTAAACACAAGAACGGCTGTTATGGCCAAAATGATCGAAGCGGCCGCAAAGGGGCGGGCGTTAATGGGCGGATCCGATGCTATGCGCAAGGATGGCAAGACCTACCTGCCAAAGTTCAAGGCCGAAGCAGACGAAGATTATCAAGCTCGGCTTGCGTCATCTTGGCTGTTCAACGGGATGCGCAAGACAGTCAAAGACATGACGGGCCGCGTGTTTTCCAAGCCGATCGAGATCAGCGAAGGACCGGAGCGCTTAAAAGAGTTTGCCACCGACATCAACATGCAAGGGCAGGATCTAAGCGCCTTCGCGTCTGACGTGTTTAAGGATGCTTTTGTGCCGGGCGTTTCGTATATCATGGTCGATGCGCCTCGCCGCGATGGTGACACAACACGCGCACAGGCCAGCGCCTTGGGCTTGCGGCCTTACATGGTTCACCTGACCGTTGAAAATATCTTGGGCTTCAAAACAGAAATGTTTAACAACGTGCTGGCGTTGTCCATGCTGCGTATTTCGGAAAGCATAAGCGTTGACGACCCGCAAGACGAATTTGCGCAGGTAACGGTCGAACAAGTGCGGGTTATTACGCGGCGCGACGGCGTTGTTTTCGTGCGGGTATATCGCAAAAACGCAAAAGACAAGTTTGTACTGCACGACGAATACTTGACAAACGCGGAAGAAATCACAGTTATTCCGTTCTACGCACAGCGCACAGGGTTTTTCACTGGCGAACCGGTGCTTGAGGATTTGGCCGATGTCAACATTGCGCATTGGCAATCGCAGTCTGACCAGCGCAACATTCTGCACTTTGCGCGCGTGCCTATCCTGTTTGCGTCTGGTCGCGGTGACGATGAGCCGCTGGTTATCAGCGCAAGCCAAGCTGTCACGTCACGCGATGCCGATGCCAAATTGTCGTGGGTCGAACACTCGGGGCAGGCAATTGGCGCTGGGCGTACTGACCTTAAAGACCTTGAGTTCCAAATGCAGGCGCTGGGCCTGCAGTTGTTGGTTCAAAGCAATGAGACAGCCACAGGGGCGGCGCTGGATGCGGTCAAAGAGACATCATCGCTGGCCATGATGGCAGACAACCTGAAAGACGCGATTGAACAGGCGTTGTTCTGGATGTCGTTTTACGCTGGGCTGCCCGAGGAGAACATCACGGTGCAGGTCAACAAAGAATTTGGCATCACACCGCTGACTGCGCAGGAAGTGCAGGTTATGCAATCCGACGTGTCGCTTGGCTTATTGTCAAAAGAAGCGTATTATGAGGAACGCAAGCGGCGCGGGTTCCTGCGTCCTGATCTGGATACGGAAACCGATATGGACGCAATCAGCGAGGAAGCGCCGGACCTGACGGGTGATGCGCTGGATCTTACAGGGCAAAGCGGCGTTGATGCTGCGCTTGCCGCATTGAATGGAGGGTAAAAAATGAATTACGGGAAAAAGCCGACAGTTAAGCGCAAGCCAAAGCCAAAGAAGTGAGGTAACAATGCACGGACCTGAAATCTTAGCAGCAATTGGCGGTGTGATGATGCTTTTCACAATGCTTTGCGTGATGTTTGGTAAAGGCAGCGCAAGAGCCGAACCCGCGTTAATTATTGGCGGTGTTGGCCTGTTGCTTTACATCATCGCAGCCGCGCTTAATATCTAGCCAAACAAAGGACCGCAAATGAACACGAACCTTATCAACGCAGACTGCCTTGAAGCCATGCGCGATATTCCTGACAGGTCTGTTGATATGGTCCTAACTGATCCGCCTTACGGCACAACGGCTTGCAAGTGGGATGCTGTTATTCCGTTTGAACCAATGTGGGAACAGCTAAAGCGGATCACAAAGCCCAACGGGGCGATTGTAATGACGGCATCGCAGCCGTTCACTTCGGCGCTGGTGATGTCAAACGTAAAGATGTTTAAGTATGAATGGATATGGCGTAAAAATGCAGGTAGCAACTTCGCCCAAATGAAATACCAGCCGATGAAAGAACATGAAAGTGTTTTAGTATTTTGTGACAGATCAGCAAATTACAATCCTATAAAGCAGGAACGCGCCAAGGCTGGTAAGGCAATGGTTGCTCGTGGTGTAAAATCAAAGGCTTCAAAGGGTTTTGACGTTTATAATTCTGCAAATAAAGGGTATAACAACTCTAAATGTGACCCGGACATGAGGTTTCCGTCTTCAGTGCAGGACTTTAAGCGGCAACGCGGCATACACCCCACGCAAAAGCCCGTCGCGCTTATGGAATACCTGATCCGCACCTACACCAGCGCGGGCGAAACCGTGCTGGACTTCACAATGGGCAGCGGAACGACTGGCGTGGCTTGCAAGAACCTTGGGCGCTCGTTTATCGGTATCGAAATGGACGCTGATTATTTCGCAACGGCATCGGCACGGATTGACGCAACACCTTGGCAGACGGAGGCGTAAATGGCATCTGCAAACGATAAAATCCTTGACGCAATGCAAACCCGTGCGCTGGACCTGCAAAGGCTGGCGGCGGGGCAAGCGCGTGATGTGAACAAGTTTTTGGCAACGCTTCAAGGCGACATTGTTGCACAGCTTGCGCGGGTCGATCCGACTGGCATTGGCAGCATATCGCGCCGCGCTGCACGGCTGGAAAAGCTGTTGGATCAGGTCAAAGCCACAATCACGGCATCCTATCGCGCGGAAGGCAAGCGGCTGGCAAATGAACTGCGCGAGATTGCGGACATGGAGGCGCGGTTTGCTGTTGCGGCAATCAACAACGGTGCAGGCGTGCAGCTTATCACATCCGAACTGACGCGCGGGCAGCTAGTGGCCATTACGGGCGATCTGTTGGTTCAGGGCGCACCAGTGGCCGAAACCCTATCACGGCAAGCTGGCGACACGCTCAAGCGGTTTACGGACAACATGCGGCTTGGCATTGCGCAGGGCGAAACAAACGCGCAGTTGATCCGGCGTATTCGGGGCGGAAAGCAGAATGGCGAGGTGGTCAAAGGCTTTATGGACATCACGCGCAGCCATGCCGACAGCCTTGTGAGATCCGCAACGCAGGCTGTGTCGCAGGCATCGCGGCAAGCGGTTTATGCCGAAAATGACGACATCGTAAAAGCCGAGCAGTGGGTAAGCACAATTGATCTGCGCACAACGACTGAATGCGGCGCGCGCGACGGGCTGACATATACCGTTGGCACGCATGAACCGATCGGCCACACGTTGCCTTGGGGCGGCGGGCCGGGAAACCTACATTGGGGTTGTCGATCAACATCTGCGCCGGTGCTAAAGTCTTTCCGCGAGTTGGGTTTTGACATTGACGAAATGACGGACACAACGCGGTCGAGCCTTGACGGGCGGATTGCGCAAGACACGTCGTTTGAAGGTTGGTTATCTAAGCGCACGGTTGCAGAGCAAGACGAAAACCTTGGCGTTGGCCGTGCAGAGCTATGGCGCGACGGGAAAATATCGTTCCGGGATTTGATGGACGCAAACGGCAGGCCGTTGACGTTGATGGAATTGCAAGCTAGGGTTTAACCAGCAACAAAGGGGAAAGAACCATGACAAAAGAAACAACTTGCCAAATCCTTAAGGCGCTTTTGACTTCTATAGGCGTAAAAAGCGCCGCTGATTTTACGGACTTCAGCCTTGGGGCTAAGGCCCGGCGCGAAAGAAACCGCGACATTGTTGCGCGTTGTGTGTTTAACGGTGACACCTTGCAATCTGCTGCTTTGGCCTACGGAATTAACAAGCAAACAGTTAGGCATACTGTTATGCGGTCATCAAGATTACTGGCTAAGACAAGGGGCGTTGATGTCTATGACGCGTATATCGCCGCATCTAACCCCTTGCGCACCGCGTAACGGGCCAAGGCTTAAACAGCAACAAATGGAAAATGACATGACAAATCAACAAATAATTTTAGACGCTTGGGCCGACTCTCACTCAACTTTTGACATTGAAGCAATGAAGCGTGGCGACACGTTCCGCGCCATGTTGCCAACTCCGGCGACCGAATCTTATTCTGGCGACACCATTGTGCGCCGGCTTTATGATTACCCCGAAGTCGAGGCGGTTTTCTTTCACATGCGGCGTGACCGTTTGGCCGGCCAGTATCTTGTGGTGGGAACCTACAAAGACGAGGCGCACGAAGTTCGTCGTTTTCCTGCCTAGAAACCCCCTTGCGCCCCGCGTAAAATTGATGTATTCCTTGCATTGACTACATACGCGCTTTAATTAGTGCAACATAACGAACCAAACAACCCTGCTCCGGCGGGGCTTTTTGCGTTGGCGGGATGCCTGCGCGTTTAACAGCGGGAAGCTGAACCAATGAAAATCGAAGTATCAGACGCGACAACACTGCCGACATGGCTGCAAACACACGTAGCAGACGGCCACCTTGATCTTGGCTCAATCGCTGCACCAGAGGACGTGGCCGGGCTGAAAACGGCGCTGTCAAAAGAGCGTGAAAATGCGTCTGCTTATTCAAAGTATGGCAGCCCTAGCGATATTGACGCCAAATTCGCAGACCTGACCGAAAAGGCCAAGGGCAACGGCAAGGGCGCAGACGATGCGCAGGCCAAGCTGGACGCAATGAAAAACGATTACGAAGGCAAGCTGACCGGCGCAAATGACCGGATCAGCAAAATGATGCAACGCGGCGCATCCAGCGACATGAAAGCAGAGTTGGCAAAGGCCGGATTTATTCCAGACGCCATTGACGACATCGCATCAAGCGCCATGGGCCGCTTACAGTTTCACGATGACGGCACTGTTAAGGTGATGACATCAGACGGAAAGCCGATGATTGGATCTGGTTCCGATCACGGCGCGACCCTAGCCGATCTGGCGAAGGAACTTGCGACATCCAAATCATACGCGGTTCGGGATGCCGGCAAGGGCGGCGGCGGGAAGCCAGCCGGATCACAGGGCGGGACGCCTGACAAACCGACAGTCACGCGCGCGGCTTTTGACGCAATGTCACAATACGAGCGTGCAACACATGCAAAATCAGGCGGCA